CAGTTGCTGCATCTGCTTGGCCCGTTCCATCAGACCGGCCAGAGCCGTCTGTTGGATGCCTTGGCCCTCTCCATTCGAAGGCGCGAGCTTCGCGCCGTCCTGAATCATCTTGAGGACCGCCTTGTGGGGCTCGGAGCCCACTTCAAAGCCGGGCAGGGCCATCTCCAAGAGGTGGACTGCCTCCCTCACCTTCGTCATGGCGTCAGCCGCCATACCGGGGGAACCGGTACGGGGTCCCATGGGACCGGCGGAGCCGATACCGGGAGGCGTCATTGGCGAGGGAGGCAATGCCATAGGAGGTTCCTGAATAGCAGGCCCCCGGACTGCTCATGCAATCAAGGGGCCCTTGAGGGGAAGTCGTGGGCACCACTGAGCGTGGCCCTACGAGTTACTTCCGGCGATGCTTGCGGCCACGCTTAGCCATGTGCTGATCTCCCTGTTTCAAGCACCGGGGGGAGGAGTTCGCATTACTACGACCCCCGGCAAGGCGGCAGTCACCACGGCGGCGGAACCCCCTTGGCCTGCTTGACCAAGAAAGTACCACTCGGGGACTATTCCCGCAACTGTTTGAAATCTATGAACATTTTCCGGAAACGGGACAGCACGTCACCGCTACCGGCTACTTCTTGCTTTTCCCATGCGGAACAGCGAGTTCCGGGTGCTGCTGCAAGAAAGCGGCCCGCTGTTCTTCCCGGTCGCGGTAGGCAAGGACCAGTTCGTCCTGATACGGCGGGTGGGTCATCTTGATCAGAGCCTCCCCGTCGATGGCACCGCGAGCGGCCAGAGCGAAGGCCAGTTGCTGGTTGTCGCCGCTGAAGGCGGGGGAGGAGGTGTGGCTGTCCACGCTCACCTGAACGTCGTCGGGAAGCTGGCTCAGCATGAACTGCTCGACCTTGTTGAACATGCCAGCCACGCCGGTCTTGGCCTTCGGCTGGGTGAACACGCGGGCGTCCTTCACCTGAGACATCTTCAGGCACAGATCGCCCAGCTTGGCGCACTGGTCCTCGACCACCAGAGCGCGGTCCCGCAGGCGGGGGGAGGAGGTGCGGAGAAGGGTCTGCGCCTGAGCACCGGACCGGACCCCGGCCTCGCCTTGGCCAGAGGTCATGGAGGTGAAGCCGCCAGCCTCCTCGAAGACCTTCTTGATCATGGCCAGATACTCCATCGCGTTCGGAGGCATCTGCGGCATCAGGGTTTCGATCTTGGCGTTAGGGGCCTGCGCGTCGGTCAGAACCCCGTTCGGGGAGTTCAGTATACGGACCTTTTCGTCGGTGATGGACGAGAAGCCGGTGAAGGCGCGGGAGGGCTGCGCCTGACGCCGGAAGATGCGGTCCATGTCGTCCAGACGCTCGTTCAGCCACAGTTGCGGCTGCGCGACGGTGGCCAGTTCCGACCGGCCCCAGAAATAGCCCGCGACCTCGTTGGGGCAGACCTTGATGAACGGGTGGTCGCCGGGGATGTCGCACATGTTCCGGTAGCGGTACTCGCCGTCGATCACCACGTCGCCCACCATGCGGATCGTGGTCCAGTCGCCCTGACCGCCACGCGCGGCGTCGTTCATGATCCAGACCTCGTCGATGCAGATCAACTGCTCTGCCACGCGAGGGGAGACCATGGGCTGCGGGGTGGCCTGATAGGCGACACTCGCCCTTTGCCCACTGGAGGAGGACGTGCCGATGGGGTTCACGCCGCCAGCGATGATTTCGTGGAAGTAGTCCTGACTGAAGCCCTCGTCCTGCATCGCGTTGGCGTGGACGTTCATCACCTCGCCAACGATGGCGTTGGCCTTGGGGTGGCCGACCATGGCGCGTTTAAATTGGTGCGGCGTCAGGTAGTAGGAGTAGACGAAGGCGTCCTGATCGTCCAAGTCCTGAAGGTCTTCGCGCATCACGCCGAACATGTCGGGCTGGATCAGGTGGGTCTGCCAGCCCCGCGCGCCCCACGTCAGCTTGATCAGGTTGCACCCCTTCACCAGAGCGCCATCGACCCCCTGAGCGAAGGTCAGGCCGCACCCGGTCCGGCGGAACTCTCTGGTCATGTGGCGGGAGGTGATGTCCGCAGCGCCGTGCCACCGGGGGGTCTCGTCCACCTCGAACGAGACGTCGAAGCGAACGTCAGCGGGGCTGAAGAGGTAGGACGAGAGCTTGTCCACATGGGCGTAGCACATGTTGTCCTTGGCCGGGTTCCCGCTGTCGGTCCCGGCGTAGAACAGGTTGGTGTAGGTGCGGTAGAGACCCCGTCGCGTCTGTTTGCTGGCGGTGCATTCCGTGATGATTTCGCGGGTCCACGGGCCGATGTGTCGCTCGGGCAGTTTCATGGTTTCGCTTTCGGTCGAGGCCGGTTGATCGGGACGATCTTGTCAATACCGATACCACGCCCTTCGCCCTTTTGTCCCTTGGCCCCGTGCAGCAGCGCCAACGGGTCCCGTCCCTGCTGCCTCGCATCGGCGGCGGCGGCGGGCGCAGCGGCCTGAGCGACGGTCTGGGCCTGCATGGCCATGGACTGCGGGTTGGCGGCTCCGAAGAAGCTCTCGACGTACTGCTTCAGTTCGGGCCCGGTCTCGGGCGTTCCGAGACCGGCCTCGACCATCTCGCGGGTGATGGCCTCAGCTTCGGAGGTCTGGATCGGGGAGGGCTTCTTGACGATCAGGTCGCCGGGCCGGTTCCCGTCGTTCATGTCCGTCAGGCCGAAGCTCTCCTCAGCCACCTTCTGGGCAATGTCGATGGCCTTGGCCTTGTTGGTCAGGAGAGCGGGTGCCTTGGCCTCGAACGGCGTCAGATCGGGGACGCAGATCGGGCAGTCGGGCATGGGGCCACCCACCTCGCGGAACCCGCTGAACGTCAGGTCGCATTCGTCGCAGTGGTACTTGCCGAGTTTGAAACGGGCCATGTCAGTCGTCCAATGAGTTGAGGTACGCCTGCCGCCGGTTGGTGGCCTGCTGCTTGAAGAAGTCGGGGATGATGTGTCCCATGACGTGGTCGGTGTTTGAGCTTTCCACCCGGTTCTGCTCGGCCATCTCCCGCTCGTAGGTGCGGTTCTCGGCCAGCATGGGGACGCGCCGCCACATGTCCCACGCATAGGTCGCCAGACAGGCGGCGAAGATGCGGTCGTCCTTGTTGCGGCCCGAGGCGGCGATGGTATCGCCGTTCTGGACGAGGGTGGTCATCTCCTCCAGCAGATACCGGGATCGCGGGATCGCCTGCTCCACGCCGTACAAGTCGCGGAACTTGTTGAAGATCAGCACCTTGCTGTCGAAGTTGGTCTTGAAGTTGTAGGCGTACCCAGCACCCATGCTGTCTGGCCGGTGCCACAAGAACCACTTCGCCCCTTCGAGGCAGTCCTCCGCCTTCAGTGCCCTCGCCGTGTCGCGCAGCAGGCCCCACTGGAGGTGCTGCTTCAGCGAGGTGAGTTCCTGCATGACTTGCCCGCCGGGCCCCGAAATTTCGAGGTTGATGATGCAGTCCCGGTACTCAGAGGCGAGGTGGGCCATGACCCACGCCACTTGGCGGGTTTCGGGCAGTGGGGTCGCATATTCGGCCACCTGAATGACTTTGTCAGCGAAGCAGCGCCAGACGCTGATGACGGACCGGTCCGCGTCCTCGTTCCGACCATACGCCGGGTCCACCCCGATCACATAGACCCCGTTGCGCTTGGGCGGCTCCCACACGCGGAGGTCGAGGCCCTCCACGTCCGTGGCCTCGTCCATCTGCATGGACAGGAAGTTGTCGCCCAGCCGGTAGTTCCACCCCGAGAAGGTCGGCCTGTGCTGGTGGATGAACTGGAGGTCTTCGTTGATGCGCTTCAGGGGGAAGAAGCTGTGGCCGGACGCCACGAACGCCTCGTCCTCGTCAGACGGGAACTCCTCCTGAAGTGATTCGCGAGAGCGCTTGTCGGCCTTGTCGCGATACCAAGCCCACTGCTCGGGGGTGATCTCCCAGCCGTAGGTGTCCCTGACGAGGTTGAAGGTGTTCTCCTCCACCTCGTCCAGTTGCGGGTAGGCGGACCACCACCTCTCGTACTCGGGGGAGCCCTCCTTGTACCGGTACACGTCCTTCGCCCACCAGCCGATGAAGATCGCCCTCTGGGTCGGGCTCGATTCCTTGGCCTCGCGCCACATGTCGAAGAAGACGTTGAAGCCCAGAGCCGTGCTCTCGAAGATGTAGAGGCGGTTCGGGTTCTCCTGCGCCAGAGCGGCCATCAAGCTGTCGATGCCCTTCTGGTCGCCCCACGACGAGATTTCCGTGGCATGGACGAAGTTCAGTGCGCGCGACCGGCCCAGACCGGAATTGCGGCCCTTACCGGCGCTCATGTACTGGAGCACTGATCCGTTCGCGAGGCGCAGTTCGTTGCGGTTGTGCGCGACGATGGGGATTTTCCAGCCGGTGGGCAGGCTCTCAATGATCTCCCCGATCATCTTCCGGAAGTTCTCCCGGTTGTCGGCGGTGTCAGCGATCATCGCACCTTGAAGGCCGGGGTTGATGTAGAGCCAGAACAGGTCGAGGACGAGCATCACGGTCGAGATGCCCAACTGGCGAGCCTTCAGGATCACGAAGTGCCGTGTGCCCTCAGAGATGCCCTCCGCGACCTCCTGAAGGAACATCTCCTGCGCCCGGTAGAGAGTGATCGGGCCCGGCTCCTTGGTCTCCTTCGAGGCGATCTTCACCTTCGACAGGAAGAGGCGGAACGCGGGCAGCCACGCAGGGATGTTGTCGGCTTCGGTCTCTTCTACGGGTGCCTCATCCATCCGTTGATCCTCCGGTACTCCATCAGGTACTCGAACAGCGCCGTGACGCTGATGTTGAAAAATTCGAACTCGGTGCCGTCGTTGAGCAGCATGGTGTGGGCCTTGTCGGGCGGCGCGATGGCGTCCGCGTCAATCCCCTCAGCCGTGAACACCGCCTTGATGCTGCCGATGTCGATATAGGCGGTCCTGCCGCCCACGACGTGCAGTTCGATGAACGTCTTCATTGAAGCCATCCGCAGCACACCCAGTCGCTCTCCGACCGGTCCTCCTCGCTGATCTCCAGCTTGTAGTAGCTGTAGTCGTCGTACTGCTTGACCAAGACCCGGTACGCGACCCTGTCGGGGTCATCCCACCCGGCGCGCCGGATCAGCGCCCCGTCCAGAGCCGCCACCAAGGCCTCATTGAACGTCATTCACCGCTTCGCCGCGCTCAGGTGCCTCGCAGATGTAGAACGGGCGCTGGAGGGCCTCCTGCATGCGCTTCCAGAGGTCGTCGGCATGCTCCCCCTCAGCAACGAGGTTCGCGCCTCCCTCAAGGATCAGGCGGGTCACAGGGACCTTCTCCTTGCCCCTGCCCTCCGTCACCCAGTCCTCTCGGAACTCGACGATCTTGTCGGCCCTGATCTTGGTCTTGCGATTGTTCGCGACGTTGATCTCCAGCCACCAGACAGCAGCGTTCATTGTTCACCTCTTAGAGCGCGTTTCAGTTCGTCGTCCTCAGACTTCGGGTTCAGGTCAGCGAGGATGTCGTCGTGCTGGTGGTCGAGCTTCGCCTTGGCGATCACCTCGTCCAGTTCCTTGCGCTGAGCGGCCTCCTCCTTCGTGGGGCGACCAACCTTCGGAGGGGGCAGGGTCACCACGCGCTTGGCCTCCAGCGTCTCTTCGATCTGCAAGCGGATCGCCTCCCGCAGCGCGGTGATGTTCGGCGCGTCGTCGTCCAACACAGTGGCGGGCTGCAACTTGCGGCGGCGGACGATCCAGTCGCGGACGAACTCAGCCGCTTTCATCCTCTCCGAGAACGTGTACCGGGGGGTCTCTTTCCGGCTCTCCCCTTCTCCGGAAACGAGAACGCTGTTGTCGCTCATAATCTCCGAAAAAGTTGCTACGGCTCCGTCCATCTTCGTCAACAACAACTCGTCCAGCGAAGGTGGTGACGTGCTGGCGGCGACCGTCTGGGCCTGCGCGGGTTCGCGTCTTGTAGATGCCGCCTGCCCAGAGGGGGGTTGCGTCAACGACGACATCTGATTCGGGGATTGTGAGCCCTGACCCGTAGACGTGTCGGTGTCGCCAAAGCCAACCTTGGGGCTTGTATCGGCGGGTTCCGACTTTTTGCCCTTGAAGAACGATCTGAAGATTGTGTCGTCTGACATCGCAGTAGTCTCCGTTTTTAGCCTTGACCATGACGTACTGGGAAAGAGGGGCCCACCCCGGCTTGACCCGGATCGCGATGGCGCGGTGGAGGAAGACCCGGAACCGCCGACCGGCCCGATACTCGTCGTGGATGATGGTCATGGGCCGATCCTGACGGCGGCGGACGTACCAGCTTCGCGAGGCCACATAGTCATAGTCCTCGTCGTCAACGAGGATCGTCTGGCCGCATGTGAGCACGATGTCCGGCACCCGTATGACCCCGTTTAAATGGCCATGAGAAGGGACAGCACTATTGATTGCTTTGTATCCCAACGCAACAAGGGATAGAGGAAATCTATGGCCCGGACATGAGCTTTTCGGGGACTTATTTCAGATCATGAAAAAACCCCCCGGTCGTGGGACCGAGGGGCTCTCTCTGCGGCTTGGCAGAGGCTCCGGGGAGGAGTGCTACTGGCCGAACTGGTAGTACAGGGTGCCAGAGGTGAAGGCCGAGACGATGACCCGGTACTGGACCCCGGACTGGGTCTCCGACAGCGGGACCGACAGGCCGAAGCTGGTGCCAGAGAACGCGGTGGTGTTGCCAGCCGCCTGACCGGGGAACACCACGGCGCCCCAGTGAACGCCGTCCGTGGTCTTCTGGATGATCGCGGTGCCGACGAACGAGCCGGTCAGGGTGTCGAGGGTGACGTTGAAGTTGATCGGGGTGCCGGTCACGCCGACGCTGATGGCGATGGCGGGGCTGAAGCTGGTCGAGATGCCGGTGGCGGCAGTGGTGTAGGCGGTGGTGAGCGAACCGGTGATGGGCGCAGCAGACATGAGTGCCTCCGAGGGCTTGTGGGTCTAGGGGAAGGCCCTTGGGGCGAGGGCGGGTGGATCAGCCGCGCTTGTTGCGCGACATAGCGCGGGACTTGCCGCCACGGGCGCCAGCGGCGCGACCGCTCGGGGCTCCAGACTTTCCAGCCATGCTGTCTCTCCTGTTTAGACCCTGCGGGTCCGTTTGCGTGATGCCTTGGCTGTGCCGAGGCGACGAAGTGCCATGCCGCGACCAGAATGACCGCCCACGGCTATTTCCTGCTTTTGTTGCGGACCTTGCGCGTGTGGCGCGCATACCCCCCGCGTGCGTGACCAGTTGCCATGTGCGGCCTCCATTGAAGGCTTGACACTAGCATCAAACGGGATTGCCGTCCAATGAGCCCGTCAGGTTGCTGAACACCGCGCTGATCTGTTCTTCGACGGTCGGTGCGTGAGGCGGGGCGGGGGCGGCTCCCTGCGTGATGTACGTTTCGAACGCAGCGGCCCGGTCGATCACTTGCTCGGGCTGGAAGTTCGCGTAGGAGCCCAGCAGGGCAAGCTGGAGAGCCTTCACGCGGTACAGAGGGGCCCACAGGTCGGACGTATCCGTTGTGACCTTGTGATCGTTGTGATCGGGTTCCGGGGGGTGCGCCGGTTCGACGCCCTCAACCTTGATGGCCATTCCTGTTCTCCTTGAGTGCGGCATCGATCTTGGCGATGCCTTCTTCGGTCATGTAGTAGCCCACGCCCCACTGCGTTCCGATAGCTTCCTTGCCCAGTTGCTTGCGGACCTTGGTGATGTAGACGCGGAGCATGTTGATGCTGGGGCAGTCGGACCTGAAGGCCCGCGAGTAGGGTCGGCTGTCGAGAAGCCATCCAGCGGCGACGGGACGGCCACCGGCCTTGTAGAGGGTCAGCGCGAACCACGTCTCCATGGGGCTCATGCCGAAGGTCTCACCGACAACAGACGCGTCTCTCGCGTTGTGTTGGAGACCCAGTTCCCCCTCAAGCCACCTGACCCGCTCTTCCAGTTCTGCGCACCGGTCGCACGGCATCTTCGGCTTCGATCCTCTCTGCCGACCATGCGTCGGCGTAGTCCTTGGTGAGGTGGTATGTGACCCCATTGAGCACGAAGAAGCCACGCTTCATGAGCCGGTCACCGGCCAATTTTTCGTAGCGCTGCCCGGTCCTCGACACGCGATACCAGAGGGGGCCGACCGTGCCTCCGTAATCCTCACGACGCACAGCGCCGCCAGCGGCCAGATAGCGCACCAGCTTGTGGCGGCTGGCCGGGTAGGTGGTGTCCTTCAGGTTCACTGAACACTCTCCGTGCCGGGGTGACAGGTCGCGGAAGCGATCATCACGACGTTGTGGATCGCGTTGATGACCGCGTCGGCGGCGTCGTCCGTGAGACCGGACAGCCGGTACAGGCTGACCATCTTCCGGGCGAGGCTCATCGACAGCACGACCCAGACGTGCTCCTCCGTGATCAAGACGACGACAGGCTCTCCGTCATCCGGCGCATAGGTGCCGACCACCGCCTTGATGATGGCGTTCTCGGGGAGCGTGTCCCTCAGCCCGGCAAGCCCGCCGTGGCCCTTGCGGGCATCAATCACCCGCTCAGGCCGCATGTGCGAGACGGCCTCGCGATCCACTACTTCCATCATCAGCGGCCCTTCTCGGCTTTGGTGATGGCGGCGTTGCAGAGCGCAATGCCGACATCCAACCCCACCTTGCTGTTGACCACAGCGCGACACGCCTCCAGCAGATCGGGAGCGGCCATCACAAGGCGCGCGTTCGCCTTGCACATGGCCTGCCGGTCAACCTGAGCGGAGATCGGAACGCGGGCCACGGCGATGCCGTCAGGTCCCTTCACGATGGTGTAGGTGTTGTAGAACGCTGCGGACCCCGGTTCGATGGACCACGGGCCCGGTGTGGGTTTGGTCATTTGACGCCTCCATAGCAAAGACAGTCGAGCATGATGGTGGTGTGGCGCATCGCGGTCGCGCACAGATAGAACCACCCTCCGTCGCCCTCGACGTACTCGGGGTAGATCGCGCTGCGCACAGAGAGGCAGTCCTCCTCGCCGTCGCCGTAGCGAAGGGTGCTGGAGAGTTGAGCCAGTTTCAGGTTGGGGACGTGGACCACGCTGTGCGTCACGCGGCGGATGAAGGGCTCAAACACGGATCACCTCCAGTTCGTCCAGCTTGAACGTCATGTTCTTGATCCCGCCGGTCGTCTGGAGACTGCCACTGAAATAGTGCGGCTTGACCCAAGCCTGCTTGTTCACGGCGTCGATGGCCAGCACCTTCCCCTCGCCCAGCGACAGAGAAAGTTGGTTCCAGTTCGCGACCGGCTTGGTCGTGACCAAGTCGCCCACCTTGATCTGCGGCTTCAGCACCTTGATCGACACGCAGGACGGCAGGCCGGGCTCAATGACGTGGTGGCTGTCGTCAAGCGTCACGACCTTGATCCCACCACCCCAGAAGTCGATCTTGCCGCGCAGGGTGACCTCCACGTCATCGCCTTTGGTCACCTTGATCCCCCGGTGCAGGAAGAAGTTGTTCTCGCTCACAGCTTCAGCCTCCGCAGGTCCGACAGTTGGTGCGTGACGTGGACGCGCTCGTCCGAACAGTCAGCGAGCCATGCGTCATCGCGGTGAATGGCAACCACGCGGTAGCCCACATACCCGTACCCCCACGTCACGATGTCCCCCACGCCGATGGGGTTCGGCAGTGCCTCGACCTTGGTGATGCAATGGCTGTTGGTCGGGAGAAGGGAAATGGGGCCTCCCACGCTGTCAATCGCGTGCCACCAGCCCCTCTCTCCCCACACCTCAACGGTGATCTTGTGCGTTGGCTTGCTCACAGCATGCCTGCCAGTCCGCAGAACCCGAAGATGCGGTTCTTGTCGCGGCACGGAGGACCCCACCGCCACGCGGCGCACTTCTCGCCCAGACACTCATGGGTCGCGCTCACAGCGCGACGGCCCAGCACACAGACGTGCTCCCTAGAGAGCTTCTCCTCGAAGTAGCCCCTGACCAGAAGCGCCTCCACCTCGTAGCCGTCCCATTCCGCCAACGACCCGTTCAACGACGCCTCCTGCCAAGCAACCTCAGGAGCCGCTCCCGCTTCTTCAGGCGCTCCCGCGTCCGGCACCGCGCCCAGCGCGCCCGTATCAGCCTCCACCGCCTGTTCATGGGGTTCTCCCCCCTTCACCGATCTAGCCATCGTCAGTACGCACCCTCCATGTCAGCTTCCATCATGTGGTCTCCCTTCGACCACGCCTCATAGGCCTCGACCCAGCGGTTCGGTCCGAACGCGGCGACATTCGTCATGCCCTCGCCCTCGGCACGACCAACCACCAGAACACCCCGGTCGATCTTCAGCATGTTCCACTGCTCGTTCCACAGAACCATCCGGTTCGTGAGCACCACATGCATGCACCTCACACCCAGATCGACCTCAATCTCGTCCGTCACAGGACACCTCCATCCATTACAATCTCCATAATAGGGCACATGCTTCGCGCTTACGGTCAAGCTAACGGATGGATGTTTTTCGCAGTCGGGCGCGCTCGGGGTTCAGGCCCGGAATATTCCACGCCGTTTCGAACGGCAGGTCGCTCTGCTTCGCGTGGCGATACGCCAGCACATTCGCCCGCAGCATGCGCTTCCGGGCATTGGAGCCCCTGACATAGGTCAGCTTGTCGATTTCGGAGAAGCAGACCCCGGAGCGCCGCAATTCATAAATCACGCTCGCATCCTCTTGATCCGCCAGAGCGCGAGTGCGCCGTGCGGCCAGCGCCTTCACCATGTCAAACCGCAGGTCGTGCAGCCGCATGTGGTCGCCATGCTCAATCAGGACGAGGTTCTCGCCAGCATTGTTTGCGTGGTCGCCGTCCAGATGATGCACGTCGAACCCGTCACGCAGCCGCTCTCGCAGCCATTCCTCCGACCTCTCAGGGTGCCGCAGAAGCCAGTTTTGATGGTGCTCGCGCAGTTCAGAAGCCACAGCTTCAACCTCCAGTTGGTGAGAACTGGGTACTAGCCCGGCTTAAGGCGATCCCCACCAATTCGTAACTCTCGCCCAGAGGTAGGTGAAGAGGGATTTTTTTCTGGGGGGAAGTCGGGAGGGGGTCCCATGACAATGACCGGGTCGAGGACCCAAAGGGGGGCGCGTTTAAACGCCATGCGGCACCCCTGAGGGGCGAGTGCAGCACCCCGGCGAGGGGAATCCCCTGACAGGCGAGGCTAGGTCACCCCGCAGGCGAAGGTGACGGGCGTCAATTACCGATAATGTACCTTAGGCGCAATTTGTTCTGAGTTTTCAGGCGCATGGCCCTGCCGCCGCCGGTCGTGAGACTGCCCGAAACCAGCCCGCCGGGCAAGGCTCAGCGCACGGGGCTGGGAGGATTTCCCTCCCCCCTCACGCGCGGTTGTTGTCGCGCGAGTGCGCCCGGTCTGCTGTGCTCTGGGGTGCGCTGGGTGGCCCGGCCATTGAGGGGGTCCTGTGGCGGCTTCTGTGGCCTTCTGGGAGGGGGGCTGCGCCCTCTCTGGGTAGGGA